CGTAATTAAGGGTCCGTTCTACTTTCCCCCTGACAATAGCTGTAGCAAAGTAATTGCACCTATTGATGTCATAGAAGTACATGTCCGAAGACTGTATCTGGCCGTTGACCAGAACATATAACAAAAATAGGTGTGTCACTAGTGTGCCTCATACTACTGGATAACCACCGTATCAGTATCTTCAAAAAACAACATGGTCTGAAGCTCCGTTCTAATAGCCTTCACAATAGGTTATCTTTTATAAGCTGTAAAATTCTTTTTCTGTAAAATAGCTTATTGGTTAAATATACTTGACTTAGTATACGTGGCTTACCTTTATTGTAAGCTGTTGTTTTTAAAGCCCCTGACGCAAAATTATTAAGGTCTTCTGTCATCTGAAACGGGACCAACTTTATTTTTTCAGAGGTATTAAACTTAAGGTAGTACAACGCAGTATCGCGAAAAATCTCAAGCTTTCCGGGCCTGTCAAAAGCCATAGCGCATTCTAACGGTCTAAACTGACCCCCAATGTTATATCTGCCCCCAATTATGCTTGTCTTTGTGGTTACCTCGTTTTTATGCCAAAAGGCGGGGAGTTGTTCTACTTCTAAATCTTTTTCGCAAAACAACCATAACTGGGGCGCTCGGAAACTTACTAATCCTGTTTTAGAATCTCTGGCATATACATGCTCGTCCCAAAAAAACTGGTCGTAGTCAGGAGAAGAAAAAACTTCGTTCTCCCATAATATTTGATATGTGTATGGAGACTTAACTACAAAAAAACTATCGAACACCTTTGCATGCGCGGGACATTTAAGAAGGGGAGAGGGGGAGAGATTTTTGTTGGTTAGCCTAAAAGTATCATCTGTCCCAGTTCTTTCGTGGCTTAAAGGGACTAGGTAATTTCCAAAATTAGATGTTCCTTCGCTGTAGTAAACAATCATTATACAATCCTAAACTGTATCTGTATTCCGACAGGATATACTTACTACTTAGTAGTTGACGAAAATTAATATGACATTTTATAAAACTGGAATCAAAGAAACATTAGAAACTTCATTTGCAGTTCTAGTAAAATCATACCCTATAGTAATTCGTTCACCAGAGAAATCTTCTAAGACTTCAACTTTATGTTGTTTGTATCCTTCACCAAAATATAAAACACCGACTTCATTATTAATATGAAAATCTTTAAACACAGTTTTACTTTGTTTTGGATCAATGCTCATGTATCCATGGTATAACCAAGAATGATTATGCCAGTCTAAAACTTCTTTGGGTTTATGAAAATTCAGCCACGATTGAATCCATAATGGTGAATTCAACTCAATATTTTGTTTATTTAAATAATCTTTAGCGCAAAATATTAAATCTTTATACATATTATAAAAGTGTAATGACGTAGAAGTTAATGTAAAAATGTTATACTTACTGTATGCCCAAGTAGAATCTTTATCTGGAAATAAAATTTTAAATCTATCATGTGCAATTTGACAGTCTTTTTTGATTTCTTCTATGTTATCAATAATATATTTTGAACGATATCTTACATAATTATGTTCTTTATTGTGCTCAATAATATCAATCATTTTTTAACTTGGCTCATAAATTTTTTTACTTGTGCATAATTATTTAAAAAACTAATTCTTTTAGAAAGTTCTATTTTTTGTCTCCACTTTTCACGAGAAAGTAAATGAACATGTATTTTTAGTCTTCTTTCACTTAGAGGTAAGAATTGAAGCAAAGGTGTTCCACAATTTAAAGTAAACTCTTTTACGCTGTTTTCTTTCTTACTTAAAAAAATAAAATTGGTTGAGTGTTGATATTTAAAATCACTGATTCCGTCTAGTATTCGTATGTCTTCTGGGAATTTTTCAAAAGACCAAGATAGAGGAGAAGAATGAAACTTAATGTCTTCGTCACACTTAAAAAGCCAAACCGACTCTATTTTAAAGTTTTGGTACTTGTTGACGTCTATCACTTTCCCAAATTGATGGTTTTGGTGGGTAGTTACCGCAGTGGTTTGATCCGCACTAAAGCACTCCCATCGGGGGTTGTTTATCTCCCACAATTTAAATTTTATGTCCGTCCACAAGGGCATTACTGCCCCGTATTTATATAAGTTTTGAAGCCCCGTGCAGTATTTAAGCTCGGTATTTGCAGTTTTTAACCTAGCGTGTGCGGTTTTAGATATAGGGAAAATATCCGCTGCCGCTGTGGAATAAGTATAACAGTGCAGGTCAATATCGCGTTTTTTAAAAAACATTACTTTATAACAACCGTATCTGTGTCTTTGAAAAAAATCATGTCTCCTTCACAAACAATGTTCCAGTCCGGCCCTTCTTGCTCGCTACGAGACGGAACTTCTATGATTACATGCCTAGCTAACCATTCAGTATTGTCCTGCAACACGCGCCATACGTGCTCTTCGGTACCGCGTCCCGGATGACCTCGAGACTTGTTAAACCTTATTCTATATTTATAGGCCATAATTATACGGTTCTTTTAAAACCTCTTCGTGGCTAACACAAGATTTAGAAACTCTAATCAATTTTTTCTTAAACTCAATAGCAATGTGCTCTACCCTGTTTTTATCTACACCCGTTAAAAACTTACTAAAAATTTCCTTATCAAATATTCCTGTCCCGGCCCCCACTAATAGCCAAGACTCACTTGGAAAACTTTGTATATTTTCTGCGGGTAATTTTAAATTAGTGTTTGAGTTTATATAGTTTATCTTAAAAATAACCTCATCCGGTGTGGTGTTTTTTGACTTGAAGTTTCTCCAAAATAAAGAGTCTTCCCTTTTTGTTAGGTAGTGATAGTGGATAAACTGCCTAATATTGTCGGTGAATGAAAAGCATGAGTGGTTAAATTGTTTTTGAAAACATTCTGTAAGGTTGTTTAAGCCATCTTGCTCTATAAACAGTCTAAGTTGTTCTATTGTAGTCCATATAGACGTTGCTTCTAATGGTTCTATAAACCCCTGCGCTAGACCTAAAGCCATGCAGTTATTCACAACTACTTGTTTGTAGTTTCCTGCGTCGAACTTAAACACAGTTGTAGCGTCAATATCTACTTTAAAATAATCAGAAACTTCTTTTAGTGCTTCTTCTTTAGAACAATGCGAAGAGTCAAATACATAACCACACCCGTACCTGTCTTGAGTAGGTATCTTCCACACCCACCCATTCTTCATGGCAATGGCTTCTGTTATAGGGGCAGGCGTTCCGTTTAGAGGGAGGAAAAAAGGAATCGCGGAGTCCATCGGCAAACTTTCTGAAAAAGATACCCACTCTGTTTCATAAACTTCACCTAGCACCAATCTTTTAAACCCAGAACAATCAAAGATAAAATCTACCGCAACGGAAATGTTATTTTCTAGTGTTATACTCTGCACAAAGTTTTGGTCGTCGGTGTTTACCTTATTTATTTTCCCGTCTATGTAAACAACACCTCGGGAAATGGCTAATTCTTTTAAATATTCCGCTAATAATCTTGCGTCGAAATGCAATGCAATGTTTGAATATCTACTACCGGTTGCATTGTCTAGAGGTACTTTTTTGTCTTCGGAAAGTTTAGAGGTAAAAACTAATTCGTCTAAATTGTTTTTCTCCACTAATTCATTCGCATAAACCCCTCTTAACTTGCTATCTAAGGAAACTAGTGGGTCTATATGAAAAGGATGAAAATAAGATTTTTCATCTCCATTCCAGTTTGTAAACTTAATTCCTGTTTTTATAGTGGCTTTAGACTTAGCTATTAGCTCTGTAATATTTATGTTTAATGTATAAGCTAAGTCCAAAAAATGGGGAGTGGTGCCTTCTCCCGCCCCTAAGATTCCGATTTCGCTACTTGCCACCACAGTAACATTGTAGTTGCAATAGAATTTCTTAAGCAGTAGGGCTGTAATCCACCCCGCAGTGCCTCCACCCACCACAACTAGTTTTTTCACAAATTACTCTGGTTTATTGGGCCAAGAAACTACACTCGGGAAACCGGGTTGATTTCGTATAGAACGTAAAGATGCCCGATAAGAAATCCAAGCCTCCTTCTGAGCAACGGTCATAGGGACATCTGGTAGCATAGCCCAATCCGATTCACGCAATAGGATTTTAGCCTGTTCCCAAACTTTATCTTCTGCATTTTCTACTACTGGAGATGCTTCTCCTCCTTCGACCTCAAACCAACCTTGGTCTGAAAAATTATTTCCTAACCAAGAAAGATCAGAAAGCCTATCCTTAATATTTTCTAGACCAAAAATAGGCCCCCAGTTTTTTGGCAATTTCTGTGCAGGGCTTAGGGGTTCGTTAGTAGATAGTTTTTTAAGTTGCCACAACATGGGATTACCTCTCTGCTGTTGGGTTAAAATGCTCAAACAATGTGTCTGTTTTCTCTATGGTGGCTTTACACCCTAAGGCTGCTGCTATTTGGTGTATTAGTTTAACTGCATCTGGTTTTTCAACTAAGGCAAAAACAGCGCGACCTTTATTTGTTCTTATTGAAACCTCAATAGTATTCGGAGAAAACATACCAATATTTACTCCACGGCCCCTATTCAGTTCAGCCATCTGATTTGCCAAGATGATTTTTCCCTGTATTTGTTCAATAGCCTTCATTTTTACTGCTCACACCATTGTATATAGACCTGACCTCCGGGGGCTACTGTAATGGGATAGCTTGTTCCGCCGCAGACGGGAACGCAGTTCTGGACCACCGGAGTAGCAGCAGAACCCGCACCGCCAGACCCGCCGGGATTGCCGGGATTGCCTGCCCTTACCCCTGCTCCCGCTCCGCCCCATCCTCCATTGCCTCCCGGAGAAATTACGTTATTTTGATACCCTCCCGCTCCTCCACCCGCGCCGTTAGGAGCAGGTTGGTTAAATCCGGGGGCGCCGGGGCTACCCGAGTAAGGGGAGCAAGGGCCACCACCATAAAATGTTGCCGATCCATTTCCCGGCCCTCCCGCTCCGCCAGAACCTCCGCTACCTCCGCTACCGCCATTACCGGCTGCACCAGCAGACCCTCCTGCGCCTCCAAGGAAAGTAAAACAAAAAGCTGAACTGGAGCACCCTGTATTACCGGGAGTACCTGCATTACCAGCAGCGCCGGGATTTCCGGGAGTACTGGGGGCCGACCCTCCGGGACTACCCGGATTACCGGCATAATATGGTCCGGGCAAATAATAACCGTCACACGCAAACCAGTTCCACGGTTGAAACCCTCCGCCGTTACCGCCGGGACCGCCTGAATACTCGGAAGAGCTGTTTCCGGTTCCTCCGGGATTGCCGGAGTTGCCGGAGTTGCCTGTCCCACCGGTACCCGTAACATTCAAGAGCGAAAGCCCGGCGGGGGCCACAAAAGTTCCAGAAGAATTAAATGTTTGGCAACCCGCAGGGACGGGTATTTTGCCTCCTAAAACTCCTATTTTTGAAGTGCCTATGGCCATTTTTAACCTCTACTAATCGTAGTAAAACCAACCGGTTAAGATATATTTAGAATCCCCATAAACAGGGTTTCCTCTATGTGCATGTGTAAAGCCCGCAGGCCAGATTAACATTGTGTTCTTCGTAGGAGAAAATCTTTTTCCTTGGTATAAAAATTCTGTTTCCCCACAGGACTCTTCTGCTAGAGTGTTCAAATAAAGCATGTATACAAGAGCGCGTGAGGCGTGTAAACCTGCACCTTGCTCGCAGTGCCAAACATGATATCCCCCACCAGAATCTATCCTTTGGGCTTTCATACTGTCACAACGTAAATTATCTTGAGTCAATATCGAATATTCCTCAGAATAATTATTAAAACAGGCTTGTAAACCTTTATAAAAAACAGTATCCGACTCCTCTCCTTTAAAAAGGTCTGGCCTAGAGACACGCATGTGCATGAATATTTGTGTGTCGTCTTTATGGTGCTTTTTTGAATTGTCTGTTTCTTTACGGGTATGCGAGACGCCTGTGCTATTTAACCTTTCAAATTCTAATACTAAGTGTTCACAGAAACCTTCTGGGAATACATCTTCATATATACCAATAAATTGTTCGTGCTTTATTTTCATCTAAACGGTGCTCCAGAAATCCAAGCTACTAAAGACTGCCTAGTGCCTTTAGTTACGGGGGTTACTTGGTGGAGTGCCCAAGAAGGAAACACTGTAATCAAACCCCGTTGTTTTTTCATAGCTATTGGGTTTGCAGAGGTTAGTATCTCTAAGTTTCCTCCTTCGTACTCCGATGGATCGGATAACTGCATTACTACAGATAGTTTCCTAGAAACACCGCCCCCAAAATCTTGATGCCACCCATACATTCCTTGCTTGTTTTCGTGGTAATTGGTCAGTTGTATAGCCTCTCCAAACCCTGTTAATTCAAACCCAAAAAAATCTGCGTTTAAACTTGAGACTACATGGGATAGTTTTGAAAAAACCCAACTTGTTTCTTCATTTTTATACAGCCAATTAAGTTCTGACCTCCTTATGTTCATATCAACTGCACCGCCCGCCCCCGTGCCTACTTGCGCCTCTTGTGCTGCTTCTCTTGCTTTTTGCTGCAAAAAACCCAACTCTTGGTCGGTAAAAGCCCCCTCCCACCACGCAAACGGTTCTATTTTTTTTGCGTAAGGTGTCAACAAGTGCTGCATTAAATAAACCTTTTTCTTTGAGACAAAATAAAATGAACAAACTTTGTCGGATTATTAGACTGGTTTGGCGTAATCATGTGCGGGAGCCATGAATTAAACATCATTAAAGTACCTTCCCGTACATTGTTAAAGTGTATCTGAGGTGTTGCCATTGTAACTTGATCACTAGGTGCGGATAAAAGGTCTGACATGCGTTTACTTTGCCTAGGATCATCAAACATAGGGTATGAGCCACCTTCTGGAACGTCTAAAAAATAAAATCCCGAAATTTGGCTATCCCCATGCACGTGCATTATATTACTGCCGGTACACGCAAACTCTTGTCCCCACATCCCAGATAAATAAAACTCATACTCATCTGTTAAAAAGCCCTGATCTTTTAAGATACTAACGCCTTTGTCTCGAAAGTAAGACGCTAAATACTCAAGATCAGGGTCCTTAGTCATTGGTCCTGTTTGCTTAACTACCGAACAACCTACCTGCTCATAGTATTTCTGAGTATGCTTTAGTGTTTCCTGCACCCATTCTGGCCGTTCTTCACGGTAAATAGGCGACGAGAAATACAAAAAAGATTCCATCAGCCCTCTACATAAGCAAGTAAATCGTTAGCAAGAGCAGATATATCCGACACAGTAATATCGGATACCTCCCCTACCAAAGATAATCTACGATTTTCTTGGATTATTTCTTTAGCGATACGTACCATTTCTTGTTTACGTTGAATTTTTTCTTTGGTCTCTATTGCCGACAAGCGACCAAGTTCAATCGCGAGCTGTACATCTACCTGCGCCTGTTGTTCTGTTGTTAGTGCCATGTTAGTAGCCTCCTAGGCTGCGTTAAATTAAGTAGTTAAGTTGGCCATTGGTATACTTACATACCAAGTTGTTCCGTTGTCCGGGGAAAAGAAAAACCATATATCTACGGCGTTTGCATCTTCGGTTCGACTAAGAGACCCGCCGGGATATTTAAACGTACCACCTGCAAGTGCTACTGTCCTAGACGCCGTGCCATCATTGGTAAGAATTAACGTAAACGACGTAGCCCTGTTCGATGTACTGTTAGCCGAAGCTAGTGTAAACGTGCAGTTGCCGGTTAGTGTCGCAGTAAATACGTTACCGTCGTCACAGTCAATGGTTACCGCTGTTCCAGTATTACCTAGGGCAGTCACTTCGTCGGAAAACGCACCTGAGAAGAATACACTGGAGTCCATTGAGATCACAGTATTTGCACTAGCATTTTGAATACCAGTAGTAATCTTAGGTGTAGTAAGAGCGGGGCTTACGTTGAATACTGCAACGCCTGTGCCTGTCTCATCCGTCAAAGCAGTAGCAAGGTTGGCGCTAGAAGGAGTGCCGAGGAAGTCAGCCACACCAGAACCAAACGAAGTAATACCCGTACCGCCGTTGGCGACAGGAAGAGTGCCCGTAACATCTGAGGTTAGATCAACAACCGCTTCTGTGGGGTTAGCGTTAAGCACTGCTGCGCCTGCGCCCGCACCGTCTGTGACAACCATGACTTTAGAGCCATTAGCCACATTAATCGTAGCGCCTGAACCCTGTTTGATCGTAATGATCTGACTGCCCGAAGTAGCGTTCTCGATCATCCACACCTTAGAGACGGTGTTTGGGCCAAGTGTCACTTCGCGGGTAGATGTCAGAGATACCGCAGAGGTAATCTTAAGGTAGAACGAACGAGTATCGTCCGCTGTGGCATCCGGCATTGTGAAGGTTTCGTTGGCGTCTGCCGCCATTTCCTTCGTGCCGTAGCTAAAACCGTCGGTAATCAGCTCAAGGTTAGTATTGGTACTGGTGCCCCAAGTGCCGTCCTCATCACCGGTGGTGATTTCTTTGAGCCGTAAATTATTTACATAAGTAGCCATTTAATTTCTCCAGTACTTACACTAACGTGGAACCGCCAGCAGGCGGTACGCTTGTCGCGTAAATCTTTGTATTCTGACGCAAGTTTAGTGCTTCACCGCAATCAGAACAAGTGTCAGCGCTTAATTCCGCTTCATCTACATCGTGGCCGCAGTTAGCGCAAACCACTTCAATCTCGTGCTTGGGGTCTATAGCGTCGCCCAGTTGTACTGCTTCTTTTACTATTTTCATGCTGCTATTTCCGTCCAAATTGCGTTTTGGTTTGGTACGATTTGGCCCCAAATCAGTACGTTACTTGTAAATCCAGTGGCCTGTACGCCAATGGCGTATACATTTGCATCCGCTGTCTCGGTTGTCTCACCAAGCGCTGTAGTGCCCTGAACACCCGTTACATCGACGTTTATGACTAGCTCTACCGTTACGCTGCCAAGAGCCGATGTAGCTTGTAGCCCTGTTTCGGTAACTATGGCATCGGCTGTAACAGCTACAGTACCTAACTCACCCGTGCCCTCTATGCCCGTGAGGCTAACAATTACGTTGCCTTGTACTCCGGCGGTGCCTAGCGCGCCTGTACCCTCTACGCCTGTAACCGCGACGATAGCGTCGGCTTCTACTAGTGGGGTTCCAATCTCGCCTGTAGCTGCATTGCCAAGAACTTCTATCGCTCCATCGGCCTCAACCGCAGTATTGCCTAGTGCTGTAGTGCCTTGAACGCCGGTAACAAATACCCCGGCACCTTCCTGAACCGTGACCGAACCTACTGCACCTATGGCAGCAAGACTTAGAGATTCACCCCAAGCCGCCTGCCCCCAGACTCCTCGACCCCAACCGCCTAGATAAACAATGGCATCCCAGACCGTATATCCCGCAACGCCTGTGGCGCTAAGCCCAGTAACCGAAACGCTTGCATTTGCTTGCGCTATGGCTGTACCTAGAGCCGCTGTGCCAACTACG